GCGAAGAAACTAGTCATCGCTTCTTCGCCGTCGTTGTATCGGTCTTCAGTTGAGAAGCCAATAGTCTGACGTTCGGCATCCTTAGCACCAAGATTAGAAGTCATAATTAAAATAACATTACGACAATCAGCAACCTTACCATTTGATCCAGTGACTTGCCCATTATCCATTAGTTGGAGTAGAATGTTGCTAACATCTGGATGAGCTTTTTCAATTTCGTCAAGAAGTAGAACACAATGTGGATGTTCTTGTACTTTTGTAATCAACATGCCTGCGTTTTCTTCGTATCCGACGTAACCTGGAGGTGATCCAATCAGTTTAGCAACAGAATGCTTTTCCTGGTATTCGCTCATATCAAAGCGAATTAAGTTTACAGCAAGATTATCTGCTAGTTGCTTTGCTGTCTCGGTCTTACCGCATCCAGTTGGGCCAACAAACAAGAAACTACCAATTGGTTTAGTAGGATCTTTAAGTCCTGCACGAGCAATAAAGATCTTGTCGAGGACATCATCAATAGCCTTGTCCTGTCCAAATACTTTATGCTTCATGTTAGTTTCAAGATTGCTAAGTCCTTCACTCTCTGTTTCTGCAACAGCTTCAACAGGAAGTTTAACCATCTTGCTTAGTTCAAATTCGATACTCTTCTTTGTAACAATTCGTTCTTTAGAAGCATCAAGTTTAAATCTGGAACAAGCAAGATCGATAAGATCGATAGCCTTATCTGGCAACTTCTTGTCTGTGAGATATTTAACGGAAAGTTTAACAGCGTCCTCGATAGCAGCATCTGTAATCTCTGCCTTGTGGAATTTTTCGTAATACTTTTTAATACCTTTAATAATATCTATAGAAACTTCTGCTGTTGGCTCATCAACAGTTACTCTTTGGAATCGACGCATTAGAGCACGATCCTTTTCAAAGTGCTTGCGATATTCTTCCCAAGTAGTTGAAGCAATTACCTTAATAGCACCTTTGCTGAGAGCAGGTTTCAGCATATTAGCCATATCATTTGGATTGTTATTACTTGAACCAGCACCACTCATCATGTGAGCTTCGTCAATAAATATAATTGCTTTACCTTTACGTTCGATAGCCTTAAGGACTGCTTTGAGTCTTTCTTCAAACTCACCACGATATTTTGAACCAGCAAGCATAGCACCGATGTCTAAGTTATAAAGTGTGTGATCCTTAATAAACTCTGGAACCTCACCATTAACAATTTCAAAAGCAAGTCCTTCTGCGATAGCAGTCTTACCAACACCTGGATCACCAACAAGAATTACATTAGCCTTGTTACGACGTCCGAGGGCAAGGATGATACTTTCAATTTCTACTTCACGACCAATAACAGGATCAATCTTATTTTTCTGAACCTGTTGATTCATATTAGCTGTAAATTGTGAGAGAAGTTTATCGATACCATCGGATCCTATGTTTTCGTCATCAACTTGAATAGTTTCTTCTTCAACATAATCTGCAAATTTTTCTTTTGTAAAGTTTGATTTATTAAGATAATAAATTGCATAACTTTTCTTTTCAGAAAGGATACTTAAAAAAAGATCATTTAATTCTATTCTTTGTCTACCATTAAAAAGAACTTGAGTAAAAGCACGATTTAAACATCTTTCAACTGTTTGAGTTTTTTGTGGTTTAGTCTTTCTTCCAGCACAAACAATATCTTTTAAATTATTTTTAATAAAGTGTTCTAGATTTATTTTGGTATAATTTAAATCGCCAGGATAATCATTTAGAAAAGTCAAAAATTTATCATTAGTTATCATAGCCAAAACAAGATGTTCAAGAGTAAGATATTCGTGTTGGTGATTTACTGCAATTGCAACAGCCTTATCATACACAATCTGTAATTCTTCGCTAGGCTCTAAAATCATCTTTTACCCTTTCGCATCTTTTTAATAGCTAGATCTAATTTTGTTTTACCTACCCTATTAGTATAACATATTCCGTGAAGATGATCAAATTCGTGTTGAAAGCATTTTGCCATATATCCTTCAACTTTAATTTCGTTCCATTTCTGGTCAATGTCCTGATAAGCAGCAATAATCCATGAAGGGCGATCAACATTAAGCCATAATCCTGGAAAACTTAAACATCCTTCTTTATCTAAAGTTCTTTCTTCACTAACTTTCAGAATTGTTGGATTGATGAATATTGTAGGTTTTATAAAGCCGTCTATAAAATCGTTCCCCATAACAAACATTTGATAAGGAACATTAACTTGATTTGCGGCAAGGCCGATGCCTTTATTTTTACGCATTGTATCTATCATCAGGGTCTCTAATAGTTTAGTATCCTGATCAAAATCGTATTTTGCTACAGGCATATGTAACAACGGAAATGGTTCGTATTGAAGTTCTAATGTGTCTACCATGTCTCTAATATAATTTACTTCTTGGTATAAATCAACATTTATTCTTTATTCTTTCTTATTTGAGATGCTAAATCTTTTACCAGTTTTATCAAATGTGCATCTTTTACAGCAGGAGTTTCAACAATAACTTGTATTATAAGATCTCCCTTTACATTATTAAATTTAAGACTTGGAAAACCTAATCCTCTACAAGCAAATTTTTGTCCATTTTGTGTTCCGGGACTAATATGAAATTCAACTTCTTTATTGTCGATATTTTTTATAGGTTTTTTACAACCGAGCATAGCATCAAATATATCAATATTAATTTTTGTAATTAAGTGTATGTCTTCTCTACTGAAGTTTCTATCTTTATCAACATCGATATATATTATTAAATCACCTCTAGGTAATTCTGAAATGCTATCATCTCCCATTCCCCCCATTTTCATTTGTTGTCCAGCAGCTATTCCTGGCGGAATAGTTATTTCTAATGTTTGATTTTTTCCACTTGGTAACGGATAATCGATAGTCATTGTTTTTCCTAGATAACTATCTTTTAGACTTATCTTAACTTTTATCTGCAAGTCACTGTTTTTAGGTTGAGGTCTATTTCCTCTAAATCCGAACCCAAACTGTGTAAAAATGTCTTCAAAAGGACTACCAAAAGGATCGCCACTTTGGAACGGATGTCCACTGTGAAATTCATGAAATCCGTTTGGAAACGGATTACCCCGTTGGCCACCGCCGTGATCGTAAAATTCTTTTTTATCAGGATTGATTAAGTTTTCGTATGCTTCTGTGATAGTTTGAAACTTTTTCTGATCACCACCTCGATCGGGGTGATGCTTCATAGCAAGTTTGCGATATGCTGCTTTGATTTCTTCTGGTGTCGCAGATTTTCCTACGCCTAATGTATCATAATAATTCATGATAATACTTATTCCCTAAAATATGTGGAGATATTTATTTTAGGAGGTTGAAAACTATTACAGAGTTTTCGTTTTCAAAAACAAAATGATCTCCATACTTTGTAATATTGTAATTACCGAAGTACTTTGTCAACCACATTGTTTCACTCATTGAACTTTCATCAACACGGATCTTACCTGCAAGATTATTTAAAATATCAGTTCTTGTACCGTATTCTAACATCTGCATTTTTACGGGATTAGCAAATGGACGTTTAAATGTAATTGTATTTCCTTCAGCAGTTAAGTAATCAAATCTACTTCTACGGAAGAAGTGACGCATTTCACTTTCAAAAATCTCACCCATCTGTGCTTGATAATCTTCTGATGAACTAGGAATATTACCTATCTCATGTAAAGGTTTGCTATGATAATCTTTATAATATCTAAATTTCCAATCTTCGCAACCTGTAAGTTCGCTAATGCCATACATCATTTCACTGATCTGACGACCAATTTTACGATTACGTTCAATTTCAACAAATACTTTATATCGACCGTTTTCGTCTTCGCCTTGACTTACATCAGCATCGAGGACAAAGTCATATCCTTTTTCGATGAAATCTGCAAAATCCAGAGCTGCTTGATGACTGGTAACTTCAAATGCAAGAACAACTACACTTTCGTCTTCTCCCATCTTACTTTTATATGAGTCAACCTCAAATACCGACTTAACAAGATCTTTTAGATCTTCTGATTTAAGTCCTTCACATAGGTGCTGTTGCATTTATGTCTCCGGCTACAGGCTGTTCGTTTGCAGGGGTTTCTACAGATTCTTCGCCCATGTTTTGTTCTGTATCTATATTAGAATATAGACTTTCTAAATCAACTGAGTTCTCTTTTTGACCACGTATAGATCCCTTAAAAATCTCATACATTAATTCTTTAGGCATTTTAATAGTAACTATCCAAATAGGATGTTCGTCTATAATACCTTTTTTACTACCTGGTCGATAATCACTAGGTTCGTCTATTTTACGAGGCTTCCTAAAAATACTTTCTTCGTAAGAAACTTTACAGTTATAATCTAATAATCTTTTGCCTCCCATAGGATCCGGCATATCTTCTTTAGGCCACATAAAAGAACATTCTACCCAATGACGACTTACTTTAGGCCCAGCTACAAGTTCACCATTTTCCCAATTTTTAAAAACATAGAGATTTAATTCGTCTATAACACGTTCAAAATCCTTCAAAACTCTTAGGCTTGTATTGCTATCATAGATAGTAGAAATATTGCGTATAACGTCTTTTTCATCGGTCATTTTAAGGGTCCTGTTCGTATTAGTTATTTATCGCTTCAAAACTTAATATATCCTGTTATGATTTTGTCGTAAGTCTTAAATACTTGTGTAGGACGCATGTCCTAGGGTTAGGATATGCTATCCTGCAATATTAATTGTAAGGAGTTTTGCGTTTGTCCAGACAAAGAGCACAAAGAAAAGCACAACAGAACCACAATCATAGAAATAATAATGTAATAGATTTACAAGAATATATTCCAGAAAAGAAAAAATCAGTACGAATCGTACCCCGCAACAGAGCACAAGAACAATATTTCCTAAAATTACAAGATCCTAATAATAGCGTATTATTTGCTGTAGGACCAGCAGGAACAGGTAAAACCCTACTTGCTACTCAAACAGCAATTAAACTATTAAAGGAAAAAGAAATAGACAAGATCATTGTTACTCGCCCTGCTGTATCAGTTGATGAACAGCATGGCTTTTTACCAGGTGATCTTAATAAAAAAATGGAGCCGTGGACGAGACCAATATTCGATGTGTTTGCGGAATATTATTATGCTAAAGAAATTCAAAACATGCTCATAGAGGGTGTAGTTGAAGTTTCACCATTAGCATATATGAGAGGGAGAACGTTTAAGAATGCTTTTATAATTGCAGACGAAATGCAGAATGCTACACCTAACCAGATGAAAATGCTACTAACTCGAATAGGCGAGAATAGTAGAATGGTAGTCACTGGCGACCTTAAGCAGGCTGACCGCATTGAGGATAACGGTTTGATCGAATTTATCAGACTTCTCAAGAGCAAAGAGAACCTAAAGTATGTTGACATAGTCAATTTCGGACAAAAGGATATTGAGAGACATCCAGCGGTTAAGGAGATACTGGACATATACGGAGACTTTTGAGAGTAAGGGTGAAAGCCCTTACTTCTCAACTAGGTTAGCAATACGTATCATAGTTGCTGCAAGATTTATTTCAGAATCGGCAACTAATGTATGATCTACTAATCCTTGTTTAATTATAAGGATAGCCTTATCTTGGATACTTTCGTCACTACTAATTAAATCTAGATTGTCGTATAACCAGCGATAAATATCTTCCATTTCTGCTGGTTGAGCACTTTTACAAACAAGTTTTCTTGCTTCTTGAATCTTCCCTGATTTAAATAATTCAACCATTTGAAGTTGCCAATCTGAAGTAGCTTTATCACTTTTATTTGGCGCTATAAGTTTTCCTGTAGTTGAATTTTGTTGAACAAGGTTAATACATTTTCTTAAATCGGGATAAGTTGCTTTAACAAAGGTATCAAGTGTATCTAGATCTAAATCAATATTTTCATTCACAAGAATAGTAGCGACTCGAGCAGTAAACTCATCCTTGTCAACAGTTTCAATATGAAATCCTTGACAACGAGAATGTAATGCAGGAATAATTTTATGTGGATAATTGCAAGTTAAAATAAATCTTACAACGGAATGATATTCTTCCATTACTCCACGCAATGCTGCTTGGGCATTATGTGATAGATAATCAGCCTCGTCTAATAAGATAATTTTAAGATGGCCAAACGCCATAATTTGAGAAAATTGAACAATTCTATCTCGTACATCATCTACGCTATTTGTTCTTGATGCATTTATCTCTAATACATCAAACTCATTAACATCTAAAGCATTAATTAACATTTTAGCAAGTGTTGTCTTGCCTATTCCGGCGCCTCCCGAAAAGATTAAATGAGGAATACTTTTTTCTTTTATCCATGACTCAACCATTGTTCGTTGACTATTGTCTCGGAATACATAATCTTTGATTTCGATCGGACGATATTTTTCTACCCAAAGATCTTTCAATTTACTATCTCCTCCATCAACACTGATTAAGTTTTTCTGTTATGTCATTATAAGATATTTGATAGAATTTTTCTGCAAAATTCTTTTGAGTATTAGGGCCATGATGTATATTATCTCTAGCATAATCAACAACAGTGTGATCGAAAACATATTGTTTTATTCTTGGAAAATTTATATTCGTAAAATCATAATCATCATCATAAGAATAAAATAAAAAGGTACTATTCCATCTTTCTAATAATAAATTTAATACAGAAAAATTTTTCTCTGTTTGATAAATTACATATCTTTTTTCGTAAAGAACATCTGACTTCGAATTTTTTTCAACGTATTGCTTCCAGGGTCCCCATTGATCAGTATCCCATCTTTCTCTTCTAATAACATGTGGTAATAATGATATTATTATATTAGGTCTCAATAAATCTCCATAATGAATTAAGTATCTAACTAAATGATCTAATCCGGTTCCGCCTGCTGCTATATTCCAAAATGGAATTTTTTGATTTAGATCGTTACAAATTTTTTTATGAAATACATTAGCCCATGTATCCTCAATAGGTAATCCTATACCTTCAGTATGACTACACCCAGCAAATACTATTCTAGTAGAATGTCTCTTCCATGATTCGAATTCATCAGACCTAAACCCTTGACTATTATATTTGTAAGATATATCAGTTGGTCCATAAGGAACTAACTTTTTTACTTTGTTATAATTTTCTTCAGTATCGGGAGAAAACCAATCAAAGACTTTATTAGAAAAATATTTTCTAGGAGTTGCTAAAAATTCATTTTCTGTAATATTGTTATTCATAATAAGTTAGCGCATCATCTCCATAGATATAATTCTAGTTAGGCTTTCACTAAAATTTTGATCTGCCGAAATAATATACATCTTGGAACTATTACGATCCTTATATTCATCATACTTGCGGAACTCAACAATATGTCTACCAGTAGCAGCCCATACGTTAACATTCATTCCGTCGGTTGCAAGTCTGTTAGAAGTACGTATTTCGTTACAAGGTACTACTGTAGGTCTGTCGGACATTACCGCACTATCGAGTCTACGTTGTAACCACATAAAAAATTTGTTCATTTACGATTCTCCTGACCAATCCCTGTTAATATTAATGTAACATAAAGAATAGGCCAACCCCAACCATTAAGATAACCTAATATGTGTAAAGTCATAAGAGTTATACCAGTAACTCCTACAGTACTCAACCCCGAAGGAGCAGTAGGTAATTTCATTTAGAGATCGCCTTCCTTACGGTTCTCACTATAGAAAGCATCAAATTGTCCACCTGGATACCTTGCTTCAAGTTTGCGAACATTCTCTGCAATGACATCGTTTGGATCAAGACGTAGCGCATTACAAGCATTAATCCAATACCACATAATGTCACCGAGTTCTCGCTTCATATGAAACAGTGTATCTTCATTAAGTGGTTTACCTTGAAAAAATATTTTCTTTGGAATTTCACAAAATTCGCCGCATTCTGCTGCCATTCCGATAGCCGCAGTTAACACTAACGGAACATTTATATCAGGACCGTGAACACCATCTCCGATATAATTTCCATCAACTTCATCTAGTCGATTCATAAAGGTAGTAAGGTCTTTACTTTCTTTACTAGTAACAGTTTCAACAAAATCTTTATATTTGTTAAGATCAATATTTTTCATTATTCATATGCCTTATATGTTTTAGTAATCTTTCTCTATCTGGTTTAATACCAGTAACAAAATCATGTATATTTTCGATATAAATTATATCATTTAGCTCTATTTGGTTGTTGTAAAACATTCGGACATCGTCCTTGATTTTATTAGAAAAAGAAAGCATTTCTAATTTATCTGTTACAATATACAGTTTTTTATATATTTCGTCAACTAATACTATCTGATTAACAAACTCAATATTTTCAAAATATTTACTAGCCATACCTCTAATCACAAATAAATTAATTTCGATATCATTTAGCCTATATGCTTTTTTCTTTCCCTCAAAAATAAAACCTTCTTCGGTATCTCTTAATGAATCTTCAGTATTGATTGTTACGCCATATGTTGGAATCGTTACGTTTAAAGTTTCATTTATAATCTTAATATCATGAAATCCTTCTACAGGTTTTCCTAACAAATATGGATTAAAGTTTTCAGTATTTTTATCAATAAAAGGTAAAAATAGAGGTCCCGATGTTTCACTACACCCAAATATACTTACAATTTTTTTTAATTTTCCTGTTCTAACAGCATTTAACCATTTAGGATTTATAAATGAAAGAACAAAGATTGTTAACTCTGGACATCCTAATTCTGAATTTTCAATAGCTGAAATCATATAATCTGTACAATGATCAAAAGGGCTTTGAACTTTAGTAATTTTATTTCTTTGACAAAAATTTATAAAATTTTTGTAATTTTCGTCTGTGAATGATGTAACTTCAAAATTTTTCACTCCAAAGTAGTGCCATTTACATTTATATAATGATGGTAAAAAGAATATACCCAATGATGAACCATGATTAAATGTTACTAGATGTAATATACGATCTTCTTCGGTAAATTCTAAAGGTTCCCAATTATATGAACATAATTCATAAAAGAATTCGTGAGAATGGTTTATTAGTTTTGGAGTGCCTGTACTTCCGCTACTTGTACATAATAGGCAAGTATCTGTTGGTGTAGAGTAGATCTTCTTAACATTTTCTTCATATTTTTCATCAAGAGAAAAATTATATCCTATTCTTTTAACTTCCACAGATTGTTTAGAATTTTTGGTATAATACTCTCTTAAGTCCGGGAAAAGTTTTTCAGAAAATCGATCAAGAAAAACAAAATCTAAAGGAAAATAAATTGTAAATTTTGGTTGTCTAGCATCTTCGCGATTATTAGGTTTTATTAATATTGTTAATTTTAATCCTAATTCAAAAGATGCAAATAGTATAGCAATATAAGAAATATCCATATGAGTTACTGCAAACCCTATTTTATCTCCTGGACTAGCATTTTTGTCTATTAATATTTTTTTCCAATAATCTATAACATGAAAAAGGTATTCGCGAGATATTCCTCTCTCTTCTGTGCAAAAATGAGCATTTTTATTAATCCATTCCCTAGATATGATTTTCATATTTCGGCTGCGAAATAGGCATCCTCTGGTTTTACTTCACTTATTGCCATAACAGCTTTTGCCTCAACTCTACGAACTATAATTGAGGTGCCATCATTCTGATCTAACTTAATTCCTCTAGTCCAACGTCCGTGTTCGACAAGTACCCATTCACCTATTTTCACTTCTTCTTGTTTAGGACCAACAGCATAGACTTTCCCCCATCTAGGTTTAATTCCATGCTGTTTCCCGTCATCATCTATAATAATGATTCCACTTCTAGTTTTTTGTTCACCGAATTCCATATCTTGTACAATTATATGATCAAGAATAGGTCTTATTTTCATTTTAAACCTCTTAATTAGAATTAGAATTTTTTGATACAGTTGCGTTTGTAAATACTTCATCTTTAACAGAATTAGGATCTGATGTATAATAATCTGCTACAATTTCTTCTCTTCTACGAACAATTTTTCCTCCAGGGCCTAATTCGTCTCCTCGAGCATTAACTCGAACATTACCAATAGCCGGAGTTAGCTCATTAGCCTTGCCCAAAAGCTCCATATCTACAACTCTTCCCATCATACTTCTATAAACTCTTTTAGCCATATTATTTCTCCTATTTTAGAAATTCATTAATATTCAACTCGTATTTAATCGAATCAACCTTATGAATACCGAGAAGATAGAGACAATAACTAGCCACGCTGGACCCTCTACCTACACCCCATAATATATTATTTTCACGCATTTTATCAACCAAAAATTTTAAAAATTGTAATAAAAGAATCATATCATGCTTTCTAAAAAGATTTAATTCTTCTTCTACACGTTTTTTTTCTTGAACAGTTACACAAAGCGATTGAATATATTCTTGAATATCAAAATTTTTATATTCCTTTGGCATATACCAATTACTCTGCATATACTCGTCGTGGTTTTCTATCGTTCTTCCTTCATCAAAATATGGTTCAGGTACAGGCCAATCGCTTAAATTATTTTCTGTAATAAATTCAACATATGATAGATAATCTATATCTGTATTACATTCAACTTTAGATTTTGAAATTAGACCTAGATTGCCTTTGTATATTTCTTTGAATAGATCAGAAGAAGAAAATATTGGTTCTCCTACGTTATTCAGTATCACCTCTACCACCTTTAATAATTTTAAATCTGTGAGCTTTAGTATTCATGTTTTCTGCTTCTTTTAAATCTTCTTCAAAATGTTGATTCCAATCAAAGTCTCCAACAAATATATTGTCGCCTTCTAATATTTTATCATATGTAGCTGGGTCGGGTCTTAACCACCAAGGTCCGGAAGTAATTTCCTTATTATCCCACCAAGACTCCTTATCTGGTAGTAATGCATTTATTTCTGGAGAATTATTATCTATAGTATATCTAATATTCTTCCCCAATTCACTAGATAATTTTATATATTCGATGATTAAATCTTCTCCAACTAGTGCAGAAAGTTTTGCAAAAATAACACAACCTAAAGTTTGGTCATTTAATAAATCAGGCAATTCTAAATAATTATTTGTAAAATTAAAATCGTGTTGGTTAAAATCAGTTTTTGTTATAATAATTGAATTATTCATTAATATATCAAAAAACATTTGAACTTTTTCAAAAGCAATATCGTGAAGAATTGGATTTATACTAGAAGTATCAAATCCAACTTCTATATCATACTCGTTAATTAAAAACAAGTCATCAACAAAGACAATACATTTAGCTTTAGTAGACCATGAATGAGGTACAATGTTATCTGTCATAATAACAGTTTATTATAGAAATAGGATTTAGTCAACTTTAATAAGTCCATCGAAAGAAGAATCTTGATTATCAATAGCTTTTTTTTGTTTTTCAATTATTCTTCTTTGTTGTTCCCATCTATAACCCTCTATCATCATAGAAACTTGTTGAGCAGCACCTGGAACAAATCTTATAGCTTGGAAATATTTTTTAGTAAGCTCTGTTATTTTGTTCTCAAGTTCCTGATCAGTAAGTCCGGTTATATCGGATTGTAATGGATGCATTATGGAGAGACCGTAAATTGTCCTAAATAATTACAAAGAACTGTATACCCGCTATCGTATGTCCAAAATTCAAATATTATTGGACTTACTGTGTGGTTAGTTTCTGTCTTTTGAATTGAGTTTGATGGAATATTATAGCCAGGTTGTCCGCTAGTTGTTCCTGAAGGATTTGTACTTAATATAATTGGGTCTGGAAAGTTTTTTCCTAACAGTACCGTTCCGGCACCGACTAAAGAAAAGTTAACAGTTACGTCCCCAGTAAAGGATAATCCTTTATATAATTGAACTGTAATTTTTGCCAATTTGCCTTGGTTTTGATCTGGAAATCCTGTGATTGTAAATTGTAATGTACCAGTAGCCGGATTTACAGTAAATACCTGATAAGGGCCATTTGAAAATTCAACCAATGTTGTTGAACTAACACCAGGATTATCTTCACCTTGTGCTAATCCTCCTAAATATGCTTCTTCAGTAAAATTTACTAAATTAAAATTAGATAGGTTGTTTTTTCCAAAATCGTTTGAATCGTCTAATCTAGCACTATTGAGCTGCAAATCGTCTATTTCGCTCTTTGCAGCTTCAAAGTTATTCCTGATAACAGAAAAATTATCACGAAATCCTTGGCTATCGTTGTCACGTCCTGCAATTGGAAAAGTTTCATCTATACTGTTAAAATTAATGTTACTAGCCATTTATAATCTCTCTTGCTGCAAATGCGATGTATTTATCGCCGTCATCACCCTTAACCGAGTCAATTATGACTCGATCAACAGTAAAATCTATACTTTTAAAATCAATACCTAAATTTTTGATATTATTAACAATGGTATCACCGTACCCTGGTTTAGCGTAGCAAAGTAGTATACCTTTAGTAAATCCTTGCTCTATACCACTAAATGATTGTGGAGTTCTCATCCATAAGGGGAGGAAATTTCTTTCTGTCTCTCCTATTTTTTCTATATTTTTTCTAATATTTGTTGTACTATTTCCGAAGAGAGATCGATAATTGATATCTCCAACAGTTTGACCATTATAGTCGGCAGTCATAACTTTATCTTGAACTAGTATTCTTGATAAATCATCTTTATCGAATCTAATCTGCGTATTTGCAGGAATAGATGAAATTAATGGTTTGCTTATAACTATTGTATTAGAGTCCTTATCTATTGATAAAATTGCTGTTTCTTTTTGGAAATAGGAACCAATAGCTGACGTTATTAAATCATTTACTTCTATATTATAAATTGAATTTATAGTTAATGTAGATGAGCCAATAGATGCACTTAATTTATTATAAAATATAGTATTTGAAGATACATCCCATAAATCTCGTTTTCCTTGATTAACTTTAATTTTTGTTTCTAAAGGATTAGTACCGTTATCTGGATCTTTACGAGTAGGATCTTTACCTATCTTTACTTTAAATGATGTAGGAATGCTTCCCTTGTCATTTTCCATATTATCTATAACTTCTATATAGACTGCTTCATAGACAACATTATTTGTTCCTGGAGATTTAGCAATAGCCTTTTTAACTGAACCAAATCGATATCTCTTTCTCGAACTTCTTCCTAATGCAGCAACGTATTCGGAAGCTACTTTAGTTTCAATTCCGGCATACATTAACATTTTCAATTCTGTCTGTACGCCAAAAGATTGATCACTAGGTCTATAAAGCATAGTATGAGTAAATATTTCAGGATTAGTAAAGAAGTCTGTAAGCTCTAATCTCTTATTAGTTTTTAAGAATGGCTTTACATAGATATTGCTGTAAAGCAAATCATTAGGAGTTGTTATACTAATTGTAAAGTTTTTAGTTATAGCACTTAATTTAAATTGATCTTGTGCAAGAACAATAAATTTATAATCTCTATCAATAGTTGTATTGGATTTATCGAGAGTAAAATCATTTTGATCAAATATAGTTAAACCTCCTGATTGATCAATATATACATCCCATGTTTCGTAACTAAAAGTTTCAGAATTATTTGGAGAAGTTGCTATATAATAATTGTCTTCATATCTAACAATATCGTTTATAAAATATGAAATAAAAGGTCTCCAATAAGATTTAAAAATTCCATCAGGAAACTGATAATATTCAATCCATTGATTGAGATTAAAAGAACTTTCTTCACTTGGAACGGTAGCTATATAATACTTGTCATTATATAATACAATATCGTCTATAGCATATACACGGTATGCTTTCCAAAAAGATCTATAAATTCCTTCACTAAATTGTTTAACTTTTCCTTGAATAGTTCCGTCGCCGATTAGGTTTAATCCGGGAGGTAATCTTCCGCCTATTAATGTGTAATTGAGTACAGCATTAGTTACAGTACTTGTTGCTTCTACTTGTAAACTGCTTATGAAGTTTGCAGGTATCTCGCCAAGATCTCCTTCAGTAATAAATCTAATTGTACTGTCGATTTCACCTATGATGTCTAATGTAAATGTTTTAGCAGAACTTACAACATAACTAAATGTAAATCTTGTTCCACTTGGGATAGTATTTTGTATATTTGTACTTAATGTTACAGTTTTACTTCCTTCATCGATTGATGTAATAACTGTTCCAGGTATTATATAGTTATTACCTTGTGAAGATGTTACTAAACTGTCTATTCTTAAATTTAGAACAGAATCTAATTTTAGTGCATTTTGACCCACACTATTCACACTCGAAGTAAATTTTTCATAGCCATATAATGGATTGTCGGGATCGTATCTAATTGCACGAACAGTAAATTTATATGTTTTTGTTACAGCTGGTTGATAAGGAACATCTCCGTACAATTCTCCTGATGTTTGATCTAAAATCATACCAGGAGGTAGTCTACTTATAGATCCGTCGTCATTGACAGGATCTAAAACATATCCTAATGCTCCTCTTAATGTATTAACATCATATACATCTAAAAACATTGTAATATAATTGTTAGCTCTTCTTTTTCCTAGATAAGATGGAGTCAACCAAAATGGCTTACGTATTGGGGTAATATCTGCGGTATAAATTCTACTACCAACTTCCATAATAGTTGTATCGGAACGAAACATATCGTCTCCAATAACAAATATTCTAAATCTTCTATCTTCGTAATATTGTCCGTCAAATGCTCTAACAATAAAAGAATAATAACGATTTAATTTTCTAGGGTTTCGTACCAAGTCACTATAATCAAATATAGTATTGTCATATAAGAAACTATCAAAACCATTATACGGTCTTACACCGTAGTCATATGCATATCTGTCATAAAGTTGCATATCATAATTACCATTATATTCGCCCGCGTCATTGAGTATAATGGGCTCGGCGAATCCAGATATAATACCATCTAATGATAATGATAATCCTGGCGGTAATTCGCCTCCTCTCGGTGGAATATAATAAGTTAGTTTTTGTCCAGTAGCTAAATCTTGATCAATAGCACTTAATTGATAGTTTACATAATCGCCGTCAACAACAAATAGATTTACATGACGATAAGTTGATGTAAATCTTAATCTAGTACCCCAAGGTATTTCACTAATAACAGGTTTGCTTAATGATACTGTTTTACTTATAGTATCTATAGAAGTAATTTGTGTATTACTTGCAAATGGATTAGATGGTAAATGACTAAAAGTAAATCGTATACCAGACGGTAAAGTCTTTAGTAGAGAATGACTCATAGTTATAATATTTGTAACAAAGTTTATATCGATTATAGTAGTTGCATTTGATGGTAAACAATTACTACCTTGGGGAGGAATAATATAGCTACCAAGTTTTAAATCCGATACAGAGTCTACTTTTAAAGTGTTTGACCCGATATTATTAACTCCTGATGTAAATTTTACTATATTATTTTCTTTTACTGATATAATACTATTTTTTAAAACATTTTTAACAGATGTTAATTTTAAAATATAATTTCCTTCATTGGCTTGTTCAGCTAATGTCCTATCAACAAAATTAGATCTATCTCCACTTGTTCCTATTTCTAGATCCCCCGAAGGAGTAACCCATATAGGTTTGTCTGCACCTTCTATAGTAATATCATATGTTCGATCGGATAATCCTGTTGCATTTGTTGCTCTTAACACAAATCTAAAATTTTTCTCTGTAGGAACTTCAAAAGGTGTTCCTACAATGTTAAGGTCTTCTATTCGTAACCCTGGAGGTAGTTGACCTGAAATTAAATCTAAAGATATATCACCAGGGAAAATAAAAGATCCATTTGGTAATAACGGTTCATTATAATATGTTGGTCCTAAAATATAAGGATATCTTGGAAGATAAGTGTCATTTGGATCAACAGTTACAAAATAAGCATATGTTCCTCTTGGATATTCCGGAGTAACACAATTTCGACCATTGCATTTATCTAAATCTCCAAACGCAATAATATATTCATAATCTTCAATATAAGTTCCATCTGGTATGGTACCACTATATCTCTGTGTTTCTTTAAGTCTATAACTAGAACGCATTACGTTATATAATTCTGTAGGCAATGTTTCTCTCCAATGAGAATCTATATTTGGAGAAGGAAAATTATAAGTATCTTCTGGACGATCTTTATCGTATGTAAAACTATCTAATTCTTCAGTAAGAATAAAATAAGTATCATTGAATCTAACTATATCGTTTACTTTATAGCTATATCTAATGTTACTAGTTGTATATATTGCAGTCTCTATATTTCTAACATATTCTAGCGGGAAAAAACGAATTATGCTTGAATTTAGAGTTAAATCGTTATATAAAACATTATATCCTTGATTGTCGGTATCTACAATTTCACCGAACACCCATCTATCATGAGATTCCAAATAAACTGATGCCGTTCTAGTATAAGTAGAAGACCAATCTCCAATAAAGGAATTAGAATACCCATAAGGTCCGTATATAGGATTACCGTCAAATGCATAACCTATAATAGGACTGTGTTTTGTAGGATCTTTTTCGTAAAGAAATCTTGGGTCAGTAATATAATGAAATCTACGATCCGATCTAATTATACCTGACCCGTCACTAAATGGCCCCCAAGGATCTGTGCTATCATCTTGATATGACTGTATTGGATAAAGAGCAGAATTTTCTGTATACTGCTCACCTCCGATATCTGCGATTATTCCCGAATTAGGACTTCTAAAAGGAACACCGTCTATAGCAACTCCAAAAAAACCTTCGGTACTAGTGTTGCTTAATTTACGTGGAAAACCTGCTGTAGTTTTACCGTCTATAGTTCTTTCTTCTCTAGGAAGTTTAAAAACATATCTTTGTGGAAGAGGAGTATATGCATTAACGCTTTGTGGTTGTCCTAGCCACGCCGTTTGTGGCATTCCTGTACTTTTAATCCAAAAAAATTCTGCATTGCTATAAGTAGGTAACAACGTAGAATCTACAGAATTATCAAATATTCTAGTTTCAGGAGAACTTTGATCTTCCTTATCATAAACAATAATTGGTATTGTTACAGTTGTTCTTTCACTAAATGGCTCAATTGTATTAGTAAGAGGATTAGTTCCTAAATTATAATTTGATGCATAAGCCCAGCTAGGTATTCCCATTCTTAAAAGCTCCTATGCAATATTTATCGCAAAAAGAGTTAAACGAAAGGACCTCCGTCTATTCCTATAGATGAAGGACTTGCTATAGATCCCATATCTATACCAGTAACATGTAGTAACCAAGATATAGGAGAGGTGAATTCTGTATATATAGGTCCAAAATCAAAAGTTAAAAATTGATTCTGTATATCCCTAACATCAATACCATAGATTAATCCTGTTACATTTCCAGTTAAATTACCGTTAACATTTCCAGTTAAATTACCGTCAAATAAATTTGCACTAATAGTAGAACCCGATCCGCCAATAATATTAAATCCATTGAGATCTAAATCTCCACCTAATTTAGGAGAGGTATCTGTTTCTATGTTATAGTTAGACCCAGTAATAGTAAGTGTATTACCAACAATTGCTGTTGATATTCCTGTGCCTCCGACGATATTAATAGCTTGATCCACAGTTGACGCTATTAAAGATCCGGTATTAGCATTTACTCTAACTAAAACATTACGATTATTATCAATAAGTATTTCGTTTGGGTTGTTCGTAAGGGTTACACCAGAACCTGCAACTAAACTCTTTAACCTTAAATCTACGCCAATTTTTTCTTTATATATTCCTATACCGGTTCCGACATTGTGAATAGTATTAGCTTGACCACCTTGGAGTTCTAATTCGTCAAAATTAGCATTAATTTTAGAAAATGCTGTTCGAAGATCGTCACCAGTTCCGTCATTTGGGACAAGTCCAACATTAATAGTTTGTAAAGCCATAGATTTATTCCTCTGTAGTATTTATCGAGCTATGGTTAATGTTTACCAACCATAACTTCGATTATTCCTACATGATCTGAATCATAATTTTGTAATGCCTTACCAATTATGCTTCCTGGCTTTGGATCCGTAGATGCCATAGCAACACCTGGAACAACACCAACCACCATTAAGTCGCCTTTAGATATCTTACCAATAACCTTACATGGTACTCGACCTTGTAATGCTATTAGATTCTTCTCACCAGGACAACTACCATTCATTATGTAGGCTGCTTGAGTACTTACAACGCCCGCAACTTTAGTAGTTCCTGCTCCAGAAGCTTGTATTACATCAAACTCCCCTCCGATCATTAAAACAGTACCAGGCTCATAAATCTTATCACCTTGATAATACTCTGCAATATCTGCTGCGTATGTTGCTTCTAATGTTGCGCCAGTTCCTAATGTCCAAGAACCTTGTACTCTTGTTGTACCTGATCTAGAATCTAAGAATAAATTACCTTGTGGAGAGTAAAATTCTAAATACTGATTTGGAGAAGTTCCACTACTTCCTATTGCTTTGTTGCCGCTAACATTAAATTGAGTAGTTGCATTTATTATAGATCCACTGAAACCACCATTTCCACTATCTCTTAATACTAAAGTTCCTTTATCAGCAGCAACACTTTCGTTATATGTGCTTTGATATGCAACGGTAGTGTAAGTATTAGAACCAGTTCTAACAAGAGCTCCGTTAGTTGTAAATAGGCTATTATAAATACCTCCGCCTTCTTGTACAACTGTAGCAAATGTAACTGCCGCAGGTGTTGCAGTTGAAGCACTACTATTACCTAAAACTGTATCAGTTCCTATTTGCGGTAGATTTGATAAAGAAATACCATTATTTTTAAGAGTAACAAAACCGTCAGTTATTGTAAATGCACTACTATCAAAACTTGCAACACCACTTGATGCCTGTTTTGTTTCAGGTGTTCCTGTAGGAGCACTTGCTCTAGTAGTAGCTAAAGATAATTCTAATTTGCTTTGAGCAATAGCTGCGGTAAGACTTACATCGGAGTTAACAATTACACCCGGCTGTATTGCTGAAGTAAGAGTATTTGTTGCTAATGTAAATAGAACATCACCTGCTTGAGCGCCCCAAGTAAAGTTTGTACCATTAAACACAAACAATGAATTATTTGTAACATTAGTAATTGGATTTGGAAGACTTACTCCTCCTAATTCTCTAAGTTCATTCTGTGAAGAAGTTAAATCATCTACATATTTCTTTGTAGCGGCATGCATATTACTTGTTGGATCGGAGTGAAGTGTAATAAATCCAAGCATTGTTCCGCCGGCAAGAGCTAATTTTGTATCTGCATAAGATTTTGTTGCAGCGTCACTTCCGGTTGTTGGATCTAACATGTTTACAATTTTATAGCTACCCATATTCATGTTAGCTTTCATTTGTAATTGTCCGTCTAAACTCATAAATCCAGAATTAATACTAGGAATTAGTCTACCAGTTGCAGGATTAATTACTGCACCATTATGTGTTAAACCTAATCGACGATCAATATAAGAACGAACTGCTTGTTCTGTTGGAACACTATCTGTGGCATTATCAAACATACTATCATCGACAGAAAATTCAGCAATAGCAACACCGCGTTTAAATCCAAGACCGTCTAGATTACTAATAGCAATAGAACTAGAGAATGTAACAGTACCAGTACCTTGGTCGACCTTGAAGAACTCGCCAACTTTAAAGTTACCATCTTGGTCAGTTGATGCATAGAATACACGCCCCTTACCGATTTCTTGAACTTCTGCGGCAGTATCTGAATCTCTGTCTGGTCTTCCAAAAATAGTATTTGGGAAATTGGTTGAAGAATAACTTCCTGTACCTACTTCCAACATATCATGCCCAGTACAACGTACTGTTGAAATCATAACTGTAACATTACCAGGACTGTCTGCAGGCAGAACTGCTTTAAGATTTGGATTACTGTCAAATCCTCCTTCTAGTAATCCAATTGGATAAGCAAGTCCACCAGTGGCTGGATATTCTGGAGTTACTACACCTAGATTGTCTAATTCAAGAACAGCATATAATGTTCCATTATCTTCACTAGAAATGTATCTTGAAATTTTATGAACTCTACCATACCAACCAACTAGCATAATAAAACCTGTTTCAAAACTATTAAGAATTCTTTCTTCATCTAATGTTGAAATATCTCTAATAGCAACTTTATAACTTCCAGGAACACCCCATGTATAATAGCTAGATCCTACTATTTGAGTAGTACCATATATTATCGTAGTAGAATCACTTAAAGATTTAACAGGGCCTTGGAAGGTATCGGAAATAGTAAACTTAGTGTCATCGTCTACAGTTTTAACCCAATATTCTACTCCTCCTGTAATACCTCCTGCAGATGCTGTAAAGATTATTTTTTGATCTGCAATTAAGTCTCCCACACCTAACGTAGAAATTTGGTCTGTAGAAGAGAATATTCTATTAACAGTTACAGTAAATGGTTGACACTGTTGATCGTTTGAATCGTAGTACGATGTCATAATAATAGAACGGAATGGTTCTTTTAATTGTGTTTCACATTCACCGTTAGCAGCACCCCAAGTAACGGATCCCGAAGAGAAAATGTCTGTATTAACTACAATAACAGTAAAGCTATCTGGATCAATAATTGTGTCAACAAAATAATATCCTCTGCTAGGATTACCATTAGTTCCTGCTAAAAATACGAGATAAATCTCGTCACCAGCATTTAATAAATGTGCTTCAGAAGTAACAGTTACAGTTGTAAGATTCCATGTAAATGTTCCAACCTTTGCTGAAAGATTACTAATAGCGATAACTCTATTGACATAATTAGGAGATTCATACATTACAAGAGCAGTAGACGGTCTTGTAGCAGTCTCTCTGTTAATATCATATATTAATAGTGAGATATGTTGACGAACAGTAATTTTTTCCCCATCAGGAATGGCTTCTAAAATTCCTGTTCCGGCGCCAGCGCCTAGTCCACCACTTGCTAAATTAACTCTATAAATTTTTCCATTTGCCGGTGTTGGAAGATCTCCTGTATCTATAATTTCTTGAGCATTATTAACAAGATATCTAAAAACCTGTCTATTCGGAGCATTGCCAAAGAATACTTCTAGTTCACTACTATTAGCAAGGGTATATTCGGTTGTTAATTCATGAATATATAAAACAATATCATCTGCTCTATTATAATACTGATTAATAGGAGCACCGTCTGGTATACTTCCTGTATATGTGAATGTAGTTATATTGCCGCTGCCGCCTATACCTGTAACTGTAATAGTTAAATCGTTTATAGTTATTAATCCGCCAAATACAGTTCCTAATATAACAATTTGATTTCCTGGAGCATATCCACTACCATTGGAAAAAATTGTTACAATATAAGATGTTTCGTTAACAGTAATGTTAAATTTTGCACCTGAACCAGACCCTGATAAATTCGTTCCGCTAATTTCAGTATACTGATCAAATGGTGAATATATTGTTGCACCAATAACCATATCTTCTAGTAGATAAACGTCATCTGGAATTTCTAATGGATATGCACCTTTAGCAACAAGAGCAAAAGAACCGTGTGCCGAAGATCCGCCAACTGATCTAATTTGTCCTCCTGTGTCAGAAAAATATGAAATTTGATTGTAGTATGTAAAGACACCTACAGCTTCTAATAATCCACCATTAATAGCAGCAAGACCGTATCCCAAATCATTTAATTGAGTATAATCATTACAAAGCATAGAGTTATTACCACCGGAAAGGAACTCAATGCTTGTACTTGGCATGAATAATCTTGTTGAATCTTCAATTAAGGTGTATTCTGGATCATCCGGAGTTGCAGGATTAATATGTATTAATGCTGTTCCAGCTTCCTGATCCCACGCAGTAATCAGATCAACTTGGAATCTAACACCATTGATATAAAATGCACAGGGAAGATTTGGTAAACGGATATTTAATCCATCTACTTCTATAGTTGTATCATTTATTCTGCTAGTGACTTCTGCTGGAACATTTCCAGCAAAAGCATCAACAAGCATACCACCTGCAAATATTCTTTCATTAGTACTTTTACTAAATGAAGATGATGTTTGAATATATGGGGATTTATTGAGAATTTGACCAAGTGGGTCAAGAACACACATAAATCCACCGTGTTCTTGACATGAAATTGAACGTAGTATTGTTGCTTCATTCATTAAGAATACATCAAGATTATTATTATCCTTTGGTGGATTTACAGAAGCATCTTGATTTATAATATCTAACATAAATTGAACAAGATCGGCAACAGCATTAACTGACCCCGCTTCTGGAACTTCGGTCATATTTCTTACTTGAGATATTCTTACACTTGCTGGATAAGCATTTTGATAAAGAGTAAGCGGAGGTAATTTTTGTACTACTCTTTGACTTATAGTTGAAATATATTCTATCGCAGCCGCTGTTTCAGTTAATTGAACTGTAATTGCTTTGTATGCACTTGCACTAATAAAGTATTCATTAGCAGCTTCTAAAGACCTATAATATCCCCCATAAAATAAATCATAGGCTAGTGCATCAACAATTAATCCTACGTCTCTCTTACAGAGTGTTTCGTCATATATAAAGAATGCACCGTTAATAAAATCGATGATGCTATTTTGTAATGATACACTCGATGTAGTCATTGTTGTATAATCGGTAACAAGTTGAGAATCAACTGATATTAAACTTGGGGTTATTGCTGCTGGAAGACTACCATTATTTTGTAAAGCATATCGTACTACGTCAACTAATGCTTCTATCTGATATCCAACTGATGCTGTACTTGTTATACCGCCTATTCTAGGGATTGCAGTTTGAAAACCACCGTACGTTTCTCCTACAGTAATTGTATACATTAGTGTTTTTAATTGAGCATAAGCAGCTAATGTAGGTGCTAATTCGTTTGTTCCTATAATCTCTGTTCCAACTAGATAATAAGCACTCGCAGCATCTCTTGTTTGTAAATTTCCTCCATAAGTAATATCATAACAAATAGCATCAACAATCAATCCTACGTCTCTAGCACAAGCTTCTCCGCTTATAGCAAGTTCATACCAAATACTAGTAGATGTTGCATTTGCTATTTGATAATCAATCCATGCAACAATTTCTGCCTGGATGTAATCTCTATTATTAATAAGCAAATTCTTTGCGTCTATAAATTCTTCCGGTCTTCCAGAAGTTGCAGGCCATACATAATCTGGAATATTATTGAGACCGTTGTCGATGATATCGATCATTATAGCAATATTATCTGTAATCGATGTTTGAGAAACAGTACTCACTACTAATGCATTTAATAAATCTTTTAATTCTTCTAATGCTTCTAGGGTAGCAGTTTTATCAGCACCTAAAACAGCCGCAGCTTGTGTTCCTCTGTAGTATGCACGAGCTGCTGCTATTGAATTAAAGTTACTTCCAAAAACCACATCATATGCTAACGCGGTAATAATAAGATCAGTATCTCTTTTACATTTTACTTCGTCATACTGAAGTCCTCTTAATTCTTGATTTACAAATCCTATTACTTCTTCTTGTATAAATTCTCTATTCTGTAGAAGTATAGATGAAGCATTTATTAAATCTCCCGGATTATTAATTGATCCATTATATAAACTTCTGCTTGTATTTGTAAGATAATGATAACCATAGATTCTATCAGTTGCCGGCAGGTCTGTATCAAAAAATTGATCTCTACGGAAGTAGGTATCGATAGCCCAACTTGCTGATCTTCCTTGTCTTGGACGAATAAGTGTTCTTCTTAATTCATCTCCTATAATCGATGTATTTGGTGGGACGCGAATTGGATAATGTTCATAATAATTTCCAGTTTCGACAAATATAGATATTTGTATATCTTTTACCGGATTTCCAAATTCTAAATATTCTCCTCCTAATGTTGTTATGAGAGGAGTATCTGTTATATATTCTACTTTATATGATTCTGTGTTTCCTACAATTCCATCTATTACTTCTAATATTCTAACAATAGATTTACTAGTTTTACCTCGTATCAACTGTCCAGGTCTAATATCAGATGCATCTCTAGCATCAGTTGGAGAGCCGTTGTTAGATATTGTAAGAACTAGATAAGTTCCTGCGTCTACTACTGATATAACTTGAGATACAAGATCACCGTCATCATATGTTAAATCTTTAATAGTGACTGATATAGTGAAAGGAGAATTTTCTATAATTGATTCAGCATATCTACAAGCATTACTTATAGTTTTAAAACCATAAGCCATTGATCTACCGCGAAGCTCTACAGGAATATCAAATTGATCATCGTCACCATTTGTATTTACATAAAGATTAACTTGACTAGTATAACTACCTAAATCAACATATTCTTTTGTTGCAGCAATTAATGGATTATCTGTGTTTTGTATTTTCCTTTCAAGAATTAAAGGACCTTGCATTTGAGTTGCAGTACCTCCTGCTCTTAAAAGAGTTTCTTGAGCTTGGGGTACTTCAGCACCTGAAGCACCGGCAGGAACATTAAGCATTCCGGTCATTGTATCACCGGATGTGTTTACATAGCGACTATCTGCATATCCTTTATTGATAGCAAAGCTATCTATAGTAGTATTATATGCAGCAGCAACTGATGTGTTTGGATTAGCAACTCGTAAAATATTAAATCCAGTTATATCTAAATGATTAGATAACGACGGATTCGGGTCACCAGATAATGATGCCGAGGCTGAATTTATAATCAATTTCGATGGATCTGAATTAACAATCTCAATTCCACCTGATCCTTCGATTGTTTTTGATACGTATTGGCTTCCATCTTCATTTGCTATCAAAATAGTATTAGGTAAAACTTCATCTGGCCCTTCTTCAAGAGAAGTTATAGATATACCGTCTCCTTTACCGAACGCAGAATAAAGTTCGTTGAAGTTTTCGTTTACTTTACTAAATGCTTCTCTAATAGGATCACCAGAAGCATCATTACCTTCAACACCTATATTAATAACCTTTTTAACCATTGTGGCTCCAATCCTTATACTGCAAAACTAGTGCCGCATCCGCAGCTTGAAATAGCATTTGGGTTTTCGAAAACAAAATTACTTCCAAAAATTTCTTTTTTATAGTCTAATTTTGTACCTAAAACGTATATTAAACTCATACCGTCAATAACAAATTTTCTTTCATTTATATGAAAAACTTCATCATTTTCCTCTAATTCAGTTTCATTATTAAGAAACGCCCAATCATAAGTAAATCCAGCGCAGCCGCCACCTTTAACAGATAGTTTAACGCCCCATTTATTATTATTTTCGCATAGCTCTCTTATTTGATTTTTAGCAGAATCTGTAATAGAAATCATGTTTTTCCTATAATTTAATGTATTTATTAGTATTTATATTAATAAATATTCCTACCAAAGGAGACAGATATGTTTGGATGGTTAAAGAGTTTATTTGGAAGTGAAACAGCACAAGAAATAGTTGTGCCCCCGCTACCAAAAGTAAAAAAAGTTGTTAAAAAGGTTACAAAACCAACTGTTAAAGAAGTTTCTAAAAAACTAGCTTTAAAAACAAAGGTTAATAAGACACCTAGAAAGCAGAAAGAAACAGTTACTCCGATAGAGCCCGTTTTTTCATCTGATAATACGGTTGTAGAGTCTGGAATAGTAGAAGTTAAGTTAAAGAAAAAAGGTGGTCGTCCAAAGAAGAGTAATATTTAATTATTGTTTTCTTCAAAAAAATTTGATATATCTCTAGGGGATGATTTAGTCTTTTTATGATTAGGTATTTCTCCTCTTTCTTTTAGACTTTTATCTTTCCCTTCTAGAGCTAATTTGGCATCTAATGCAGCTGAAAAATCTTTCATGATTTCGTTTTGTATTCTATCTTCAGCTATCTTACAATAGTCGGCACTTAAATCTATTCCTAGATATCTACGTCCAGTTCTTTCAGCAACGAATGTAGTTGTTCCTGCACCATTAAATGGATCTAATATAACATCGTTTTGAAACGAAAAAAGTTTTAATGCTCGGTAGGCTAATTCTACAGGAAACATTGCAGGGTGTCCGTATGTTTTCATATTTCTTTCAGGAGCAATATTCCATTTAGCGTCACACCAAGTTTTAAATTCATTACCGGTTATATCAGCTAATTTAGAATCTCCTTTATGTAGAATCTCTCCTTTACAAAATACTTCCAGAAATTCCCAAGTATATTTTAGATAAGGCCCGCTCGGACTCTTCCAAGAGCCCCATGCGGTGTAAGCACAATTACGATGATTCTTTTCCCACAATATTTCAGCCTTCCATATAAGCCCTCTATCTAAAAGACCCTTGCTGATTATATGATGACTAGGAATATACTCGCTGAATAATGGTTGTGTGTTTATTATTATTCTTCCACCATGTTTTGTAACTCTAATACATTCGTCGAAGATTTCCCAAAGCATTTCAAAGTATTTAGGCCAATCGGTTTTATCATCATGTGTGTCATATCCCATACCAAAGTTATATGGCGGGCTTGTAAAAACTAAATCTACACAATTATCAGGAAGATTTTTTAATATTTTTAGACTATTATCGTTAATGATTTTATTCTCATAATTCTTTGGAAAAATATTATTTGTTTTAGAAAAATCTTTAGTGTATGCCTTATATCCCTCTGCCATAATTGTTCCTTAAAAATATACTATAATACAAATTTCATATAAAGTCAAAAGGTATCTGAAATATAAAAGCCGTTAGAATCTATAATACTTCTTAATTTTAGTCCTTTTGACTCTGCTTTTGTTATGTTTAAAAAGTCATCAGGAGTTTTATTTGAAAGATAATTAACACAGAGGTCCTCAACCATTTTAAATCTTTGATAGTTTAATGCTGGGTATTGAACTATTTTTTTATTATTTCCTCTCTGTATAACTATTGCCGATCCTTCTTCCCAAACAGCGTTAACATCAGCATCTGTAGATACTGAAAAATTATTATCAGTAATAGCAAAACAACGAATATTAGGATTCATTTTTCTAAAATCGCTAAAAATACCTCTGACATTTTTTGTAGTTGTTTTACAGAAATGTCCTCCCTTAACTTCTCCAACAATAATAGGGAAGATATATCTTTGAAAGGAATTTTTAGAAATAATACCTAGTCCAATATCAACATCTTTATTTTCTGGATATCCTTTAGATGGAAAGTATTGCACAACTTCATCGTCTTGAAGATTTACTAATTCTATATCTGGGTATTCTGCCCAAACTTTCTCCATTTTATTTTTAATTCTTTCAAAAACAGGAAACCATAATTGTTCCAACCAGCTAGGTCCCACTTTAATTTTAGCATAAGCATAGATGTTTTCTTTATCTCCTTTATGAGATTGTTCCCAATAAAATTGATCATAAGGTGTAATAGACGTTATGTAACTACTATAGTCACTATTAGAAACTAAATCAAGTTGTGCCAGTTCAACTGTTGGATAAATTTTAAGTGCTTGCTCAACAAGTAAAAAATCTTTTTCTTTTCTTTCATATCCAGTGTTGGTATTCTTAACTAGATTAATATGTCGATGTAGATTCATAATTTATTTCCTGTTAGAATTATATAATAACATTTTTATAAGATATGTCAACTAATAGATTTAGCTTTTTCGAATAAAGCAAAACTGGCTAGATTTTTAGCCTTGCTCTCACAACAAATATCAAAATTAGGCCAAAATCCTAAAGCCCATTCGTTAGCAGCATCGTTGTAATAGTAATCAGAATGTGCTCTTAATTTCTGTTTTTTGTATCCATTCTCTAATAGTTCATTGAGATCTAAAAGAGTAACATTGTTACGAACAATGTTCTCATGTAAGTGTTCTTCGCGACTCAATGAATAATGCATAGTTGGACGCACACCGCGCCAGCTATCTATGACACGTTTAACGCGATCATCATTAGGATTGATATACTCACCAGTCTTAACCCAGTGGTGATGTATGTCCATAACAATAGCACAATGTTTCTCTAATGATAGAACATCATCTAATCCGAAAGTAATTTCTTCGTTCTCTATGGTAATAAGGTTACGAGCTTCAGTGCTAAGATGGGGGAGAATATTAATAATGCCAGCAGCACCACGCCTACCAGCGATATGCACATTAATTTTAAAACCTTCATCGTGGAAGTATTTACCGTAACCCATCCAACGGGCCATATCTACATGGTACTCGAATTCTTCTATTGAGCGCCTGACAACATCATCATTGCTACTCGCCAAAACACAAAATTGACCTGGATGAAAACTAATACGAACGCCGAGCGCACGAGCCAGTTCGCCCACCTCGGCAAAATGTTTCTCCGCGTAAGAGCGAGTATCGTTCTGCTGCCAAAAATAACTAAAACTAGGCTCAGTATAGACAGGGAGGATGTCGCTAGATAACCGTACCATACGCAACTGTTCATTTA